AAACACGTAGATAATGATGTAAATAACATCAAATATCAATTGATATGAGGTATTTATATAATCCCCTCATCTGCTCCATAGAATTTTAAGCCTTTATTTAAAGGCTTTTTTATTTGCCTTGGGGTATATTGGGGTATAATTTGATATTAAAATATTGAATTATACCCTTTTTTTGCATATTATGGACATATAAGAGGACACAAAAAATGGCAGTGGAGTTAGATAAGAAAACAGGAAAATATATGTTTGCCGGAAAAATATATAAAGATGGTAAATGTATAAAGAGATATCGTAAGCGTGGTTTTGATTCTAAATGGGAAGCACAGAAAGCTGAGGTTGAATTCAGAAAAGATTTCTTTATGCTTCCATCAGACATGAACTTTGACAGACTATATAAAGCTTTTAAAGAATATAATAAAAAATACGTAAAAGAATCAACACTAAAATCAGATGAATATTTGTACAATGTTCTTTCTAAGGAAATGAAAGATATTGATTTTCTAGATAAAAGACAAATGCAAAACTTGATCAACAAATTTGATGAGAAATATTCAAAAGCATATGTTTCAAGAATATATTTCTTTTTAAATAAGCTATATAAATTTGGCGTTACTTCTGAATACATTCTAACCAATCCAATGACATATGTAAAACGTGATCTTAGATTGAATGAAAGAAAAGAAGAAATGACAATATGGCAGCAATATGATTTTGATTTATTCATTGAAGAAGTGGATGAACAAATGATGAAATGCTTTTATTCTGTTTTATTCTATATGGGATTACGAAAAGGTGAAGCCATGGCCCTACAATGGAAGGACATTGATTTTAGAAAACAAACTATAGACATCAACAAAACATATAGATACAAAGAGAAAGATCCTAATAAATGGCTTACACCGCCAAAAACAAACAATAGCTATAGAACTATCACAATGCCTAATACATTGTCTAAAATGCTTCGAGAATGGTTTTTAGAATGTTCTAAATGGGATGATTTCACAAAAGATAAATTTGTGTTTGGATATTATAAACCAATATCACCTCAGACGGTACAAAGAAGATTTGATGATGCATATAATAAGGCAAAAGAAAAAGATGATGGATTGCCTAAAATAAGAATTCATGATTTTAGACATTCACACGCATCATTTCTAATTAATAACATGGCAGGAGCTGGATTCTCAGATTTTGACATAGCCAAGCGCTTAGGAGATACAGTTGAAACATTGCACAATACATATGCACACTGGTTTGATACAAAAGATAAGAGCATTGTAGATATGATGAACAAGTTGTTATAAAAAGTGATATTAGATTACACAATGTTACAAAAAAGTACAAAAATAGGAGCAATTTGATTGAAATTCACTAGCAAATAATGTAATATACGGGTAAAGATGAGTTGATTGCTGCATCTTGTTTGTTACAGATTAGGTTCTGTTAAGCTATGATTAAGTATTGTGTTCCAGTATGCATAGTGCTTATAGCTTCCGTAGGGTTGTATGTGTTTACCTCAAACTGGATAGGTTCAATCAGCCGAACGAAAACATTCCAATTAAGCCCTATATGGGCTTTTTGTTTATTGGGAGAAAATATGATTAAACAATCTGCGTTGAAATTCCAAAAAATACTTGGATATACTATAGAAATAGAATTTGATGGTAAAAGGTATACACCTGTTTTTATTAACTTTATGCCTTCTGATTATTTTCATTTGGCTGGTCTTCATAAATTGAAAGATGTTAATTTTGTGGGTTCTAAGGAAAATATATTTAACAAAATATTAACGGATGATATACTATGTGGAAAAATAGATTCTAGCATATATATAGAAGATATATTAGAAAGAATTAATGCATTGAATTACATGAAGAATATATTTAAAAACAAATTTGAAATATATCCATATAAGCGAAATTCAAATAGGTGGTCAAAAATAAAAGCGGATTATTTGATCAAATTTTATTATAAATCGAAACAGTGTTTCTTATTTTTAAAAGAAAGAGATGGAGTATATTATGTTTGTAACAGTATTATTCAGGACAATAAAAACTATACACACAGACTTTATCATTTAAAAATTAAAAAGTGCAAAGTAAAGAAAAACAGATAGTGTATGCTGCTCAACACCACTATCTGTTTTTCATTCTCTGCTAATCTTTTCTTGAGGAAATAGAAAAAAGCCTAAAATATTTATCATGTACACATGAATAATAACACCACATTTTAAAAAGGGTAATGAAAAATGCAAAATATTAATAAATATTTACTAAGCAAAATTAGTTATTAATAATATAACCAAAAGTACATTAAAAATTCTACCCCCCCCCCGAAAAAAATCCAAGACTGGTAATGTAATTTATAACCATTTGCACTTTTTAGTATTATATTTGTACAATTTAATACTAAACAGACATTGACATATAGAATTTAAGACTTATTATATTAGAATAAGGAAAACGTTTTTCTTTTTATTCATAGAAAATGAATGGAAAGGGATGATCTTATGGAAAGGGATTTATGGATAAAAAAATTAATTATCCTGGCAGAAAAGCTTAACGTGGATGATCTGCAAATTCTGTATAATCATGCACAAAGACTGCTGTTATCATCAAAGAATGAATAACACTAATACCTATAGGTATTTACGCGCAAATTTAAAAGAAGAATACTAAATTGAAAAAAAAGAAAATCGCAATTGCAGAAAGATTTGAATGCTATGAAGGCTAAATGAAGCAAGAAGATATTTGGCCTGATGAAGTGGTTGGCAAAGAAGAAATAAAAGCTAGGGAATTTACCCTAGCTTTTTCTTTTAATATCCATTTTGTGTTACACCGTATTCCGCTTGTTCTTGTGTAAATCCATCAAACATCAATTGTTCAATTAATCCTTGTCTAGAAAAAGACATGACACTTAAATAATCCATCGCTTTTAATGCAGCTTCTTCATCCCAATTTGCGTTGGTATGATCTGCACCGTATTCTGCTTCTTCTTGAGTGTACCCGTCATAAAGCAATTGGTCAATTAGTCCTTGTCTTGAAAATTCATAAGAATCTAAATAATCTAAAGCTCTATTCAATGCGTTTTTCTGACCTACTGTTGGAGTTGGAGCGGATGAATTTGTACTTGCACTTGAGTCTGTATTTGGCGCTGTTGTAGTTGTTGATGAATCTGAAGTTGAATTGGTTGTGTTACTTGTAGTTTCTTCTTTTTCATCTGTGATTGATACATTCTCAACTATATCCAAAATGTCGCTGTAGTAATTATATTCTAATCCGTCATACTGAACATAAGATAAAACTCCGTATCCGTTATGCTTGTTGTTTGAAATAAAATATAAATTTACATTTGCGTATATAGATTGATTATCAAGAATAACGTGTCCACTATTACTTATTAGTTTATAATACTGATAGTTTCCTTGTTCATTTTTAAATGATTTTTCTTCTATTTCATAATCTTTTGGAAGATACTTAAAGGCATCTGTCTCTAAAAACGAATCAGTATATTCATTTATGCTAGAATCATTTAATTCTTCATTAACCCAAGTTAATGCCATTACTGTAAAATCTGAATTGTCAGCTGTGAACACAACAGGATTAACATCATCTTTATCAGTGATTTTAAAATAGTTAGGTACATGAAATTGAACATTATCTAATTCATATTTAGTAGTTGATGATAAATTAAAACCATTTCTATCTTCTAATTCAATTTCTTCTGTTTGGTTATCTGCTTTAACTCTCTCTTTATAGCTTGCGCATCCAGTACACATGGACAGTGCAAGCATAGCAATCCCAATAGTTTTGAATAATTTCATTTTTTAACCCTCGTTTGTTTACGTCAAGTAAACGCATTCCATTTTACATGTTAATCATACAATAAATCTAACCAAAAAAGAACAACCTATTTGTTGTTCTTTTCTTTTTCTCTTTTAGCTAGTTCCCTGACAACTATTGATTGCAAATAATCTGCAACTTTCTTTTTTATATCAGGTGGTGCTTCGAGATATCCTCGAACAAGCCATTTATCTTCTGGTTTTAATCCATAATCTTCGATTAGTTGATCTATCTTTGAATCGGGTATGGAAATGAACATATTGTCTCCAATACCTTCAGTTAACCATACATAGTCAACGTTGAATTCTCGACATATAGAATTGATGGTTTGGCTTGATGGGTTGGTAGTTCCTTTTTCAATGTTATTGATTGAACCTTTTGAGATACCTATTTGTTTACCAAATTTTTCCATACTCAAATTAAAGTGCTTACGTATTTTATATATTCTCGACCCTATATGTTCTTCCACGATTTTCACCTCTTAACTGCTTACACTGTGATTATACATTAAAAAGTATGTCGAGTATACAAAAAAACAAATTATTTGAATAATTTGAAGTTGACATAGTATGCAACGCATACTTATAATGTATGTGTAACATACAAAAAGTATTTTAAAGGAGGGATGTAATGACTGATGAGGAAAATGTCACTAAAGATGCTTTGGATATGCTTGCAAAGATGGGATATGAAATCAACGAGTATGACCGAGGCTTTATCGCATGTATTTTGACTCAGAGCAACAGAAAATGTTCAGAAGGAAAGGAGAACGAAGAAAAATGAAAGCATATGTGACTGTTAGAGATGTGATGCTTGTTTTACCTGTAAAAGACACACAGGCTAGAAAGATTTTACATAATCTACGCAGACAAAAAAATAAAAAGGGTGAAATATTTGAAGGATCATATCGAGACACTATGCTTGGAAAGATTCTTGCAGTTCCTACTCCGTTGTTTGTTGAATATTTCCCTGAGACTAAAAGTGCGCTTAATGACATTTGGAAGGAACAAATAAAAAGCACTCTTGGACAAGAGTGCTAGGGCAGCAGCCCTGCATAAATTAACCACATGATTATTATATCACAGAAAATTAAAGGAGTAATGAAAATGGCAAAAAAAGAAGAAAAAGAAAATTGGGTGATTCCCGATTTCGATAATTATGAGATTAATAAGTTAGATGACAAGTATCTCATTAATTTGAAACCTAAGTCAAAGAATTATGTAGTTGCATGTACATTCATTAATATTGCTTTACTTGCATTGAATGTATGTGTGTTCTTGTCTACTAAGATCTTGGCTACGGCAATCATTCAGGTAGTTAAGTAATATGACTAAGGATGAGTTACAAACAAAAATTAACGGGTTTATTGAAGAAGAAACAGCGGATGAGAAAAGTAAGAATACCATTCGTAAATACAAACATGTAACTATCTTGTTTGTTAACTCATTGCCTGATGGTGAAATAAAAAAGAGCGATATAGTTGGTGTTAAAGATAAACTGCTACATGATTATAAAATCAGTACAGTAAACAACTATATTGTGATAATTAATAAATTTATTAAATATAGCGAAATCATTGATTCAGATGATGATTTCAATTTCCTGAAACTTAAAAAATATTATTCAAAGAATTTATTGAAGAACGTAAGAGTCCAGAAAGACGATTCTTTGGATGATATTCTAGAGCCTAATGAATTTCAAAGACTATTGAAAAAAGCCCGTGAAATCAATCGTATGGACTTATACGAGATCATGAAGGTATTTGGATATACGGGAATTAGGCTGAGCGAATTACAGTTTTTTACTGTAGAAGCAGTAACGGATGACAATGTGTATGTTATGAACAAAGGAAAAGGTCGAGGAATCATTCTACGTTCAGACTTGCGTCGAGAGCTTCTTAAATACTGCAAGGACAACAGAATTGAAGAAGGGTATATATTTACATCTTCTGATAAGAAAAGCCCTGTAAATGCTCGTGTGTTGTCTAGAAACTTAAAGATGGTTGCTGGTAAATGCAGAGGGATTAAGCTTGGTAAAGTACATCCTCATGCATTCAGACATTTGTTTGCGATTCAGTATTTGATGCAGAATGGTGAAAATGCGATTGCAGAACTTGCAGATATTCTTGGACATTCTAGTTTAGAAACTACAAGAATCTATGTTCGTACAACAAGGAAAATGAAAAAGCAGAATCTTGAATCATTGAGTTATGCAAAAAGGAAGTAGGTAAAGAGGTAATTATACAATACGGGAGAAACAAATGAAAGAAGCTACTAATGTTAATACAGGAGATGTTATTCAGGTTCAAAATGCATCATATGAGGTTCTACAGGTAGTTCCTGATGCAGTTTATATGTTTGAAGAATATGGAATAATAGCTGCACTTGTACAAAGAAAAAACATTTCTTGCATGGGTGCAGCATATCGTTTTTATCAGGTAGATGGAAGGCTTTTTGAACTTGTGATTCTACCTAAAAGTAATACAAGGAATAGAAAGAGAATAAAGGAAATATCTTTATTCTGAGGATAGAAAATGAAACACAGTTTTGATGCAGAAATTGCGAATGAATATGGAGTTGAAATAGCTATCATGTTCGATATGTTTTGTTTTTGGATCAGCAAGAACGAAGCAAATAATTACAATTTCCAGGACGGGAAATATTGGACGTTCAATACATATGATGGATTGCATAAAATGTTCCCTTATTGGAATGTTCAAAAGATAAAAAGAATCTTAAATAAAATGGTTGAACTAGACTTGTTAATCAAGGGAAACTATAACGAAAATCCATGGAATCATACAACTTGGTATGCGTTTGGAGAAGTAGGAGAAAAACTAAAAAGTGCTTTATCTATCGATTGGTCAAAAGTGACTAATCGAACGGTCGAAAATGGCAATTGTAGAATAGTCAAAAATGACCAATGTACAATGGTCAAAAATGACCAATCTAAGACAGTTAATAAAACATTTATATACACAGTTAATAATAAAAGAAATATAAAAGAAAGTTCCGACGACACTGATTTATCAGCATCAGAAACAATCCCTTATGTTGAAATTATTGACTACTTGAATTCTAAATGTTCAAAGCGTTACAAACACAGTAATCGCATTGCTAGAGAGAAGATTCATGCTAGATGGAATGAAGGATTCAGGTTAGAAGACTTTAAGCTTGTGATTGATGTTAAAGCTTATGATTGGTTAAACGATACAAAAATGAACAAGTATCTAAGGCCTGACACGTTGTTTGGATCTAAGTTTGAAATTTATCTGAACAGTGTAGCACCTAAACAAAAAACAAATAATTTTGTGATCGCGAAAGGAGTGAAGATGTGATGCAAGCTATCAGTGAAATAATCAAAAAACAAAATGAAGAAAATAAGAAATATCTTAAAAGCAAACATTGCCAAAGTGATTGTGACAAATGCATGGCAGCCGGGGCATGTGGTATTTGGGAAAAGCCAGCATATTACGATGGGAAATACTTGGTGGCTGCAACAAAGGTGTTCTGTTCAAAAAGAAATGACTGTGAGAAACTATCAAGCTATCGCAGTGAGTGGATTGAGAAGAACAAAAAGAACAGCGGTTTAAAAGATTTGTTAAACAAGCGAATCAATAGTTTTAATGCATCTGATCCTTGGCAGGAAGCAATCAAAAAAATGGCAGTGAATTACATCCAGGATTGTAAAAACAATTTTGCAGAACACATGCCTTGCAATTGGTTGATGTTTTTAGGACAGAGTGGATGCGGTAAAACACATCTATGTTCAGGAATCAGTAATTGGTTGTTAGAACAAAATAAACGTGTTCTGTACGTCAGATATATTGAGTTGAGCAATTCTATTAGCAACTTTGATTATTCGCTTCTAGAACGTGCTAAACACGCTCAAATCTTGTATCTAGATGATTTGTTCAAATCTAGTGCAAATCGATTGGATGATAAAGCAATCTTTGATTTGATTGATTATCGCTATAACAACAACATGCAGACGATCATATCTTGCGAAAGAACAAGCCAGGAAATGATTGATATAAATGAAGCGGTAGTTGGACGAATTGTTGAAAAGTGCAATGGTTTCTTCTTTGAAATCGAGAAAGAGCCCGGAAAGAATTACAGGTTGAACTGATGGCACGAAAAATATACGGAATTTATAAAGATGACCTTCCAGTGTGCATTGGCACTGAGAATGAATGCGCATCTTTTCTAGAAACAACACTTAATTGTTTTAGATCGATGTGCTGCAAACAAAAATGTGGAAAAATTAAACATTCAAGGAATGGATTTATAATCGTAAAAATATGTGAAGAAATAGAACTGGAGGAAATAGAATGATTGAATCGAAAGTAATTGAAAAGTTCATGGAAGATAATGGCTTAGAACCGTATGACGTTTTTATGGCAGAAGGAAAACTTGAGAATTATAGCCCTTTGTATTTTAACGAAGATTTAGAACTTCGCTCGATGTTTCTTGATGGACAAAATTATGAAGGACCAATTTGTATAGTGCTCTTATATGGACTTTTAACAGGCCTTTATCCTGTAAGAAATAAAATTAATAAAAAGCGCACAGAAAGTAAGTCGGAAACTGTTGTCAAAGAAAATAGAAATCTTGTTTGTAAGGTATCTGTTAAAGGATATGTTATGACGGATGAAGAATTAGATTATTTAAGAAAGGCGTGTAATTTAGCAAGTAATGTTGCGTTTGAAAGCAACGAAAAAAACATTTATAGAAAATTAAATGAATATTTAATAACAGGTGAAAGATCCTATGACAGAAGATGATTTTATTCTATTCGACAGAATAGAAGTAATAAAAAAGACGATTGAGAAGTATGGGGAAGAAAACTTCTACATATCTTTCTCAGGAGGAAAAGACAATACAGTTTTACATCATTTAATTGATGAAGCAATTCCTGGAAATCAAATACCAAGGGTGTTTATGAATACAGGGATTGAATATAACGATATACGGAGGTTCGTTGAGGAATTGACAGAAAATGATTTTAGATTTGTCATTGTAAATTCCAAAGTGAACATTCCGCAAATGCTAAAAGAAAAAGGCTATCCTTTTAAATCAAAATTTCACGCGGAACAGGTGCGGAGATTTCAATTAAAAGGCGATTTTGAAAAAACAAACCGAAATTATTATGAAGGTGTAAAAGCAAGTGGAGTAGAAGCATCCGCCAAATTTAAATGCCCAGGCATACTGAAATACCAATTTTCAAAAGATTTCGATATTCCTTTAAGCCCAAATTGTTGTAATGAGTTAAAGAAAAAGCCATTACACAAATGGGAAGAAGAAAATAAAAGAAAAATCGCAATTATTGGGCTTCGACAAGCTGAGGGTGGAATTAGATCAATGCACGAAGGATGTATTTTAACCAAAAATAATGAAGTTGTTAAATTCAAACCTCTAAATCCTGTAAATGATGATTGGATGGAATGGTACATAAAAGAAAGAAATATTAAGTTATGCAAGCTTTATTACCCACCATACAATTTTCAAAGGACAGGATGTAAAGGATGCCCATTTGCAATACATCTACAGGACGAGTTGGAAGTTATGGAAAAGTACCTTCCAAACGAAAGAAAGCAATGTGAGCTGATTTGGAAGCCGATTTACCAGGAATATAGGCGGATAGGTTATCGGTTAAAGAGAGTTGAAGAAAAAAGATTATTTTAAAACGTGAGGAAAATATGAAATTAGAATGGAAAAATTCAAATTTTGGTAGGCACAAAAAAACACTACTTGTATTAACTGATGCCTACAATGAAAGCAGAGCAATCGCAGCAATTGTAGAGCACCAACTTAACGAGAGTGAGCCAAAATGGTTTGATGTATATTACACATTGTGTTTTGGAGAAACAATAAGCCCTTTTCATCCGTTTGAAAGTTTCGAAGATGCAAAGATAGCAACTTTGCAATTCATTAAAGAAGAAGCGGTAGAAAGAATGAAAGAATTAACGTATATCATAAATTCTATAGATGAATAAAAGGAGAAACAAATGACAACTACAGAAATGATTAAAAATATGCTAGGCAGGCAAAAGATACATGATGTAGAAGTGTTTAAGAAACACAATATTACAAGTATTTCTAGAGAGCAATTAGAAAGTGCGTTGTTTGATGAATTAGGAGAATTGATGCACGCTCAGAAAGCTGATTGGTGTTGGTGAAAATTTACACAAGAGCCGACAGACAAAGCTAAGGTATTTGAAGAGTATGTAGATGTCCTTCATTTTGCCTTAATGTTCGAAATAAATTTTGGACATGGTTGTTATCTAAATGATGATATTGGATGGAATTATAGAAGAATAAAGTCTAGCTCAAAGCTTGGACTAGCATATGTGTATAGTCGTGTACTTGGCACTCTAAAAGATAAGGATGTATTAGCCTATGTAATTGCACTAGGATTGCACATGGGATTTTCATTAGAAGAAATTTATAAAGAATATATTCGTAAGAATGAAATTAACAAAGAAAGGTTAGCAAACGGGTACTAGGTTATGTGGATTAGAAGTCAAAGTAAAAAAGTGTTGTTAAATGTAAATCAAGTAGTAATTAACAACACTAAAGATGAAAGTGAATATTACATACACGGATATTCAGAAAGAGGAATCGACATATTAGGTATTTATTCAAGTGAGTGTAAATCTTTAATGGTATTGGATAAGATTGAGAGTTACTTAGAATATTCACACAATATTGTATTTCAAATGCCACAAGATGATGAGGTAGGACTATAAAAATGAAGTGTGATAATTGTAAATTTGAACGTTGTCAATCAAGCGAATGTGGCACTGAATATTATTGTAATATTTTTGGATATGATGTACCGGAAGAATTTGAAGCAGATGAAGGATGTAATTTAAGATACAACGAAGCCAAAAAGTTTTGTGAACTTAACGATAAGTGCATTGAAAAATATTATGAATCTATGAACTTGTGTCATTCTCTATATAATGGAGAACCAACAAAAGAGAAACAAGCAGAGATTCATAAAGTTAATAAAGAGTATAGTTTAGCAGTGAAAAAATTACAAGATTATCAAGATGTTCTTGAAAATAGGAGAAAGAAAAATGACAGATAAAGAATTGGCACAAAAAAACAGATTCACAGAAGAAGAATATAAAAAACAGATTAAAGAGCAATTCAATCAAATGCTTGAGGATATAGAAATGGAAGAAATCAGAAAAAAGTAGAAAAGAAAAGCGAACGCAGACATGAGAAAGCTTAAAAGAATGGTGCAAAACAAAAAAGATGTTGATGAATTTGTTAAGAAATTAAAGGAGAAAGAAAATGAATAACAATAAAAAGGAGATGCATAACGATAAATATATTCTTGATGCATGTTGTGGGTCTAGAATGTTTTGGTTTGACAAAAGTAATAAGAACACAGTTTTTATGGATAATCGAGTATTAGAAGATACGTTATGTGATGGAAGGACATTGTCTGTAAATCCTGATGTAATAGGCGATTTTAGAAATATTCCATTTGACGATAACACATTCAAATTAGTTGTATTTGACCCACCACATTTGATTCATGCAGGAGAAAATTCTTGGTTGGCCAAAAAATACGGTGTGTTAGATATCAATACTTGGAAAAAAGATATTAAACAAGGGTTTCAAGAATGCATGCGAGTATTAGAAGATTGTGGAGTTCTTATTTTTAAATGGAATGATGAGCAAATTAAATTTGGCGAAATTTTAAAAGTTATTGATTATAAGCCTTTATTTGGCGACAAGAGAGGTAAGACACGATGGACAGTGTTTATGAAGGAGAAAGAAAATGAATAATAAAGAATTGAAAAAAAACTTAGAAAAGGAAAGAAAAAAGCAAAGAGAAGATGCTATAAAAATAAATACTTTTATCAGATTAGATAAAAGCAGTGCTTCTGAAATCGATAAACAAATTGAGCAAACTTATTTATCTTTGCAAAAGAATATTAAATTTGGCTGTACCAATAAAGACTTGATGAACAGTATGCTAGATGAATTAGACTACATTGTTTACGCATCGAAACTATATGGTGGAAAGCATGTTATGGAAGAATTGGATAATCGTTACAAAAATAAATTAATGAGTTAAAAGGAGAATGAAAATGAATGAAAAATTAAGGCCATGCCCCTTTTGTGGAGGGGGAGCAAGACTACAACTAACGGATGATGAAGGAAACTTTAAAGATGAATCATATTTAGAAAATCCATACAGTGGAGTTGGCTATGTGATCGTACACGATATAAGTAACTCAGCAGATTGTTGTCCAATTGCTACTGATTCCGATAGTTCACAAGGCAGCTACATTTACGCATCAAAGGAAGAAGCAATAAATGCCTGGAATGGAAGAACAAATGATGATTTAACTAATTATATATCTAAAGTAATGGGCCAATTCCCTAACTCGTTCATTAATTGGAGGCAAGAATTAATTTTAATACCAAAAACAAATTTGTATGTTTGCTTGCATGATGTTAATACACCTACAGATTTAAAATACAAATTGCTTGAATGGTGTAGCAGAGACAGTACAAGTTCCCTTAAATACAGTCAACACTGGAGAAACAGACAATATCAAGATAGTGTATTAATGAGAATTAATATATGTTTAGGAACAAGTTTCACAAGAGAAGAAATGATGATGATTTATCAAAGGTTAGGCAATTGTTGCAACCACAAATTGACAATGAAATTTGTTAGTAGTGGTTATGACATGAAACTGTTAGAGGAAAAATAAAATGATGGATATAGAGTATCTAGAAACAAAGGATAAGCTAGAATCGATAAATGCTTGTGCTAAATATTATTATTCACTTGAATACAGTGATGATTCACGTAAAACTTACGACTTGATCAGGGACTACTCAGATGAAAACAAAGATGGTTGTGAAACAATCGTTGATCATATGACCTGGCATGAAACGGTAAGTGTTATTAATGCAATGTACTGCATCATGCAGCATGAATGCTTAGAAGGGTAAAGGGTAGAAAGAGGATGTCTAAAGTTGAATTAAGACTTAACGGATTAATAGATGCATTAAAAAATAAAATTGATGAACTTTGTAAATCAAAAGAACTTGAAGAAGCGTTTTTAGATGATGAATTAGATGTAAATGATAATGAACAAATGTTTACGCAATTCAAAATAATATGTAAATATGATTCTAAATTAATGATTTTAGAAGAGATTCTTAAATCACTTGAGTATGTAAGAACAGGGGAATATAAGAGAGAAGATAAAGAAATATGAATATTATGAAGATTACAAAGAATTAATTAAAGAAGAATATGAAAAGTTAGGAATTGAGGTGTTACAAGGCTATGAATAAATATAAGGAAGCTTTAAATACAATTGTTGATGCCATAAGGGATTACGTGTCATATAGAGAATTTGATTTGTTGCCTAGTGAAAATGAAATATACGGTGCAATGGCATTACTTAGAAAATTAGTTAATAAAGCAGATTCATTTGAATGGATTCCTGTTTCTGAAAAGCTGCCAGAGGAACACGATAGTATTTTTGCTAAATTACACGGAACAGATAAATGGGATAGTAATTTATGGAGAACAACATCAAATAGAGTGCTTGTAACCGTTAAATATGATGATGGTACAAGACTTGTCAAGGAGTCGCATACTCATGACGGAGAATGGGTGGTTGAGAAAAAATGCATAAACTTTAAGGTTGTTGCTTGGATTCCATTCCCTGAACCTTATAAGGAGAATGAAAATGAATGAGATTAAAATACCTTCAATTGAATTTGTTCGATTGAAAAAAGGAATGACAGATAGTGAATTAAATGATTACATAGCAGAAAATGATGATTATAGTTTTTTAGTTTATCTTAGATACAAATATGATTTTGAAGAAGAATGGACGTATTCGACGGAATGTGCAGCGTGGAATGCTTGCGAAGATTGTGTAAGTTGGTTAAATGATTGGTATGAAGGACAACAAAATGTCGAGTATTTGGCTATAAGCAAATTAGGAGAAGAAACTTGTACCAACGAATCAGAATATAATTTAGTAGATGGATTTGAATGTTCAAATTGTGGAATTATTATCGAAAATTATAATGAAATCGAAATTGATGAAGATTATCCAGAAGATAGATGTATGAAAGAATACGCACCGAGATATTGTCCAAATTGTGGTCGAAAGATTGTAGATTGAGGTGGATTTAAATGAAAACAAAACAAGAATATATAGATGCTTTAAACCGTATGGTAGAAGTATATGACAATCTTGATGGATGTATGAGTGCAATTAACATTTTTAATGAAGGCGTACATTTACTTGAGGGATTAGTGAATGAGCATTTTGAAGAAAAGCAAGAAACTAATCTTGATCATTATTTTGAGGATTTATTAAAAACAGGTGGTCGTTATGCTTTTGTGAATGGAAAAATCAAACACTGTTGGAATACGAGATGTTGCGATTGTGCGTTTAAAGGCGGAAATTGTCATGGAGAAAAGATTAAATGGTTAGCAAGCCCGTATGAAAAGCAAACATACAAATTAACTCAATTTGAATATGATTTATTACAACATTTCTCGGTTGATTTTAAGTTCAAGGAAATGGGTTTACTAAAAGAAATGAAAGAAAAAGGACATTTCAAGAATATTAATGGTGACGAATTGATTAAAGATATTCTAGAAAGTTGTGAGGTAATCAAATAATGCAGAAAGCTATATTACTGAGTTTAGATGATACGTATGAAGAAGAATTGATTAGTAGTACTGGTAAACACAAAGAAGATTACATCGGTCAAGTTGGTAATATTGTTCATCAGCAAAACATTTGCGTACTAGTTGGCACGACTAGATATTTGTACGACATCGAATTTAATGATGGTGCTAGATTTTGCGTAGACAGAGAACAGATTGAATTTGTCGGAGAGAATGAGTGATGATTTATTTTATTGCAGGACTCTTTTTCGGTAGCATTGCAGCAATGATGTTGTATTCGATTGTTGTATCTGGAAGAATCAACAATTTAGAATATCAGAATGAAGTGTTAATGCACGAATTGGAACAAAAGAAAAAGGACTTGCGAGCATACAAATGTATGTATCGCAGTTCTTATGAAAGATTTGAGGAGACAAAATGAAATTCATACCAAGAGAAGAATTAGTTTTTATTGTAGATCACTTAAGCGAAGAAGATATTTGCAAGGAAACCATAGAAAAGGTATTTAATGTCTATGGAGATGATTGGTTTGTAGAAGGATGCACATGGATTAAATATACAGAAAATGAAGAAAGAAAAAAAGAATTAGAAAGGTTAGGATATAAAGGTGTTAAAGAAATACAGGATTAAATATAGCAAAGACAATAATATTTGTGTGATGGAAGTTCAGGATGAATCAAAAAGTATGGCAATGTACAAATTTTATATGAAATTTCCATCATGCAGCATTGAGGAAATTGAAGAAATTGCATAGGAGAGAAAATGAGTAAAACGGATTATGAAGAATATGTAGATGTTCAGGTGGATACACTGATTAAAAAACTTGAAATGTTCAAGATCTATGAAAGAAAGTTTAAATCGTTGGATGGAATTTTGAAGGATTTGGAAGTTCGTAAAAAAGAATTTTCAGATCCAAAATCTCCATCGTTTGAACAAAGGTTGGATTCAAAGAAAAATAAGGATATTACAAATGATGTTCTTGTAAAGTTTATTTCAAAAGAAAAAGTGCTTGAAGACGACAAGAATCTTATCTTAGGAAAGATGAGAGAAGTTGAAACAATTATTGATCTTATTCCAAATGATGATGTTCGTTTATATATGAAACGTCATTATATCGATGGAGAGTCGTTTGAGAAGCTTTCAGGAGAAAAGTACTGTAGCAGAATGAAAATGTATTACGCAATGAAAAAAGAGCTTAAAAAGCTCGTTATGGGAGATTTAAGCAAATGATTGATATGTTAAAAAGAATATATGAATGGATTGTGGATTATATTGTTGAAATACTTATGTTTGGTTCACTGATTACCGTAATTGTGTTGCTCATATTTGTTATTTATTTTAGTTCAAATAATACATCGTCTAATACATCATCACATTGCAGCACTACGTTTATACCTGTCTACAATGGAAGAATAACTACTTTAATTCCAATAACCAGGTGTTATTAATTATATGGAGATTTGAATAAATAAGTGAGGATGAACAATGCAGAAAGTAATCAGATCATACATTTTTGATGGGAAAAGTTTTGAAGAATTGCAAAAAGCATTAGATGAAGGCTATGTTGTTGTTATGGCAAATAAGGTTGGAAAATGTGATGATGCTATTGAATACATTCTTGAAAAGAAAAACAAAGAAGTCTCGATTGATGCTATTGTTAAAGGTTTAAGAGAGAACGCAAAAAGAGTTTTTGATAATGATGATCAATCTAAGTGGGTTAAGGCAGGAATTTTACAAGCAGCAAAGATGATTGAAACAGGTGAAGTAAGATGAGATTAATTGCATAAATATGTGGTTGATTTTTTTACAAAGTTTTTATTTTAGAAAAGTGCTACAAAGTATCCTATTTACTAGGCTTTTAAAAGGTTTGTAGTTAGTCTGATAATATATAGTTATCGGACATAGGAAGGAGTTCAGATGATAAACAAAATTAAATGGTTTTTTAAAAGATTATTCTGTAAGCATGAATTTACTAGGTGTGTAAAGAATGATATGTTTCATTGTATCAGCGGTGAGACTCAGTATCTTGTGTGTTTGAAATGCGGGAAAGTGAAAGATACAAGATTTGTTGAATTTGAATAAATGTGTGCTTTATAGGAGTGATATTGTGAGAAGGTTTTTAACGGAAGTGAAAAAGTTTTTTCTGATTCATAATACAGAAAGTTTATTTGTACAATGGGAAGATTATTTTGTATGTGTTTATAAATCAGGTGAAACGCTTATAAGAGATGAACAAGGATTAAGACTTCATAAGAAACATATTTGTGAATCACAATTCAAAAGTTTATATAGAAAGTTTTTAGATAATGAATTTGAATGCTTCAATTATGAAGATATAAAGAATAGATGTAATAATTTTTGTCTAAATTCAGAAGAAGAATATAAAAAGTTTTTAAGAATATTTAGTGACTTGTAAAAGTTTTAGGAGTAAAGGAAATGAAAGACAAATTACCAAAGTTTTTAACAGAAAAACATATAAATAAAAAATATATAAATACAGGTGATGAACTTAATAAGCTGTTTATGAACAATAAAAAATATATAAATATAGGTTATGAACTTAATAAACTGTTTATGATCAATAATACACAAAGTTTATTTGTACAATACGGAGATCGTGTTGAATGTGTTTATATGTCATATGAAAATGAAAAGTTTGAAAGGTGTCATTATGAAAGCAACGGTATACTCGTTATTAAGCATTATATTTGTGAATCGCAATTCAAAAGTTTATATAAAAAGTTTTTAGATAATGAAATTGATTGCTTAAACTATGAAGACGTAATGAATGGATGCAATAAGTTTTATCTAAATTCAGATGAAGAATATAAAAAGTTTATTAGAATATTAAATGATATGTAGAAAGTTTTTAGGAGTGATGAAATGGATGAAAATAAGTTTTCTTACAAAGAAGTTTTTGTGAAGTATGATAATGTACAGATTGGTGTTATTTGTTCTAAGTTTGTTGAAAAAGTTTTTGAATACAATGCGCATGATGATGAAGATGTGCCTGTGAATTATGTTTATTATGTGAAGAAAGAAAAGTTTTCTCAGTTGCTGGAAAAGTTTTTTGACGGTTCGATTCTATGCAAGCATGAAAAAGAATCTCAAAAGTTTTTTCCAACGTCTCAAGAACAATTAGAAAAAGTTTTTTTGATCCTGGATAAATAAGTTTTTCAAAATAAAGTTTTTCAAAATAAAGTTTTTCAGATATAATGGATGCATGAATGATTATGTAAGTTTTCTATGCACACTATTAAATATAAAGATTCCAAAAGTTTACTTTAAAGCAAATGATAAGGTTTATGATCTTAAACATAAACAAGTCAATAAAGAACTTTTTCAAGTAAAAGATACAAGCATATGCACATCATACCCAAAAGAAAATGTAATTTGTGTAAACCTGAATACATCCATAGATAGTAGTTTAGTTTATATATGTCTTGCACATGAAATAAGACATTTATACCAATATGCATGTGTATATAAGAAGAATCAAAAAGTGTTTTCTATGGATGAAAGAAGTGTTTCTATATGGAAAAAAGAATTTGAAAGTTATAAGGATTCAAGCAGCAAACACTATGAGAATCAGGAAATAGAAAAAGATGCAAACTTGTTTGCAAACTTTATTGCGATAGTGATATTTAAAAGAGTTTTGGATATAAAAGAAATGGATCAAAAAGAATATGAGTTTAAAACTAAACTTTTCATGAACTTTTTCGCATCTAATCCAGTCAAAAAGCAGCTGATCCAGAAGCAAATCAAAAAAATGAAAGTATAAAAAAAGGACTTTTTTACAAGTCCTTTTCAATTTGCTTAAATAGTGCAGCAGTTCCGCGCGGTGCACGTTCAAATATTTCAACCACATGAATATATTTACCATTTAATGACTTTTTGCCGTCTTTGTAGTATATCCATGATCCTTTTATGATGCCGTATGATTCTTTTTCTATTGCTTTTGGATGTTTTCGCGTTCCGACCCATTCAATATATTTAAATTTGCATTTTTGAAGTTTTAAAATCTTTTTTTCTTCTTTCTCTTTTTCAAGATCTTTTTTCTTCTTTTCAAGTACCTGGATTATTTCAATTTTTGATAGTTCAATAAAATCAAGATCTAAACTATAGAAATTAGTTTCATTGAAATATGATCCCGTATGATGCCAAGAGCTACAGATTAGAAAAGCTTTTAAAACTTCTTTGCTATAAATTTTTAATTCTTGTTCTTGAAAGTCATTTCTAACATTTAAAACGCATTCTATAATATCGTTTTTAGTCCATTTTGAAAGTGGCTTTTCACCACTTTCATAAGCTTCATAAGCGCGCACGCTCATTTTATTGCCAATATATCCCATATATTTTTACCTCCTAAAACGGAAACTCAAACTCTTCCATATTGATCTTTTGCTGTTCTGGTGCTGCTTTCTTCTTCTTTTTTGGTGCAGCTTTTTCAACGCTCATTTTTTCGATTTTACCATTATTATACACATAGCTTTCTATAAGCTTGTTTCTATTAAAAACATCTATAGTTTTAAAGCTAGTGTTATAAGTTGCTAGCAAGCTTTTTGAACCTGGTTTACAAATCTTAAAAAGATCCTTATTTAATATGTCAATATAACATTTATAAATTTTTAAGAAATAACAGATATCTTTTATTTCTTGAATATCTGGTATACATAACTCTTTTTTTGCTTCTGTATTATAAAACAACTGAATATCATAGCTAAAAAGTTTGTCAAGATCATGAGCAATGAACAACCTCAAGTCATTTGTTTGAGCTGCTGCATACATACATTTATTATAATCAAACTTTAAGCCATGATCTTTTAAAACTTTTTCAGTTGAAGCGCTTGGAGTTCCTAACGCTTCAACATAAATGTGGGGTTGTTTTCTTTCGTTTGTAACATAATAATTAAAATGTTTTCGTTCACGCTTCCACATTGTCATTTTTTAGTCCTCCTAAAATATCCAAAATACATAAAGTGTTTACAAGCTGCCAAAGTTCGCGCGGTTCAAGCATCCATGCTATTACATCCATGCCATAACTGAGATCATATAGCCCATTTAAATGTCTATTTATTGAAAAAGGCGTTATACTATTTGCCTTTAGACTATTTGCGTTGAGCTGATCCAGCTTTTTTTCTACTAGTTCAATATATTCATTATTATTCATTTTTAAAGCCTCCAATAATTAATAAATAAGTGGCATCACTATGTTTGATAGGCCTAAAAATAAGCCTATCAACAACATGTCAAAACACATATAGAAGTAGAATTTTAATAATGCAAGTATGAGCACCTGGACGGCGCTCATCTTGTCTAGTTGCTTTCTTTCAATCATCATAAGCAACCCCTTTTTATATTTCCATGTTTGGAAATATATGTTTGTCTTTATATATATTTTTTATATTTCCAACCACTAAATTATTGTACTCGCTGCATATACTACCTAATTCTTGTTGCTTTTCATACGCTTTTTTATAAAGTCTTTTTAGTTCTTTTATTCTTTTTGGTATATTGTCGATATATTCTTTACTAGCATAATAAAGTGTAATATCACTAAATTCTAAAGCTTGTATTTTGTTTTCTTCTAGTAACTTTTTTTGTTTTCCATCTATGCATTTAGTGCCGCACTCAATATTATAAGTATTGCCGCTAAACTCTAATGGCATAATATTATATGTTTGTGATCCATATCTTGTACTTATATAAAAGCTGCAATTTGTTTTTTCTTTTATTTCATCTTTTATTTTTTCTTCTGCTTTCGGGCCGTAAGGCTTGTTTTTATACTTTGCAAGTACTTCTAACACTTCAGGCATTGTCTCGTTATAAAGTGCTATTTTTGCGTTACTGTTTAATATTTTAACGGTAATTTGTAAGTCTTTCTTTTTTTCTTCTAATCTTACGAGGTCATTTTCTACAGCTTTTCTTTTTTCGTGTCTTTCTTTTAAGTCCATGATATTTAAGTATGTGTTTTGAAGTTCTTTTGATTTTTCTTCCACTTCTTTAATTGTTTGATATGTTTTGTTTACTTCTTTTAAAATCTCAGTGAATTTTTTCATGTTATATACCTCCTAAATTACCCGCAGATTTTCATCGTAACTAAATCAACACTAAAACCATTATTGTGATAATCACGTGTAAATTTTTCTATAATATTTAGCACTTTGTGGTCATTGTTCCATGTTTCTGTTTTTCTAATAATGTATGGGTTTTTCATGATATCTTTTTCACGGTAACCACCGCACTTTTTTACAATGTTTTTTATCATATTGTCATACATTTCAAGTTCTTCATTTTTTTCATTTTCTTTTAACACTAACATATCTTTTATACCTCCTTATTTATTAATCATCTTTTTCAATAGATATGCATTTAATGCGATAGATAAACATAAAACTAATTTAATTAGATCCATATAATAAAGCGTGATATAATAGATATATCCAAGTGACTTAAAGCCACTTAGATATAATCTTTTTAAGAAGCTTCAGGGCTTCAATCAATGAGGATGTGTATATAAGTTCAAGTGTCCAGCTCAATACTGTATATATACATTCTTTTCTTTTGGCCTTTCTTTCTTCTTTCTTTCTAGCTACTCTAGAAAATTTCACGCTTGTTACCTCCTTTCTTGCGTGTTGTCTTACTTAAGACACCTTAGTTATAACTCTAGAATTATAAAATGTCAATAATAAATTATAATTAAATATTAAAAATTTACAATTTAGAAGAAATAAGATATAATTAAAACGTAATAAAGAAGGTGAAAGAATGGAAAAAGACAAGATTAAAAGGGCGCTAGCATATGCAGGTATAAACCAAACGAATGCGGCTGAAGCATTGGGATACAGTCAAGCCAACTTTGCAATGAAAATAAAAAGGGAATCGTTAACAGATAAAGAAAAAGAAAAACTTGCTGAAACGATGGGCGCAAAATACAAATGTTACTTTGAATTTGAAGACGGCACGAAAATATAAACCGTCTTTTTTTTATGCTCATTTTTTTTAAAAAGCTTTTATCTTTTCAAACGTGCTTGCGAGCGCCTATTTAAAAGGCTTTTAAGCGTGTTCGGTTCTAGTCTTATAACATATAGTTAACAGACTATTAATATATACATGTATGGACGTTGTTAACGTCCTTTTTTTTGGTGGGGTTTGCTTCAGTTCCAGGAAGACAAGCAGCACGCTTGAACATATGGAACGGGGGCGCATGATGCAATGCACTGGAGTGATGCAAGAGTTATTGCATATATAAGAACGTGCGCGCGTGTTCTATTAATGTAGTCATGGCAATGTTATGAAACAACGCTTTCAACAATGCGTGTTGAAAAATGTTTCAACATAATAATAAATATATGACAATCATATGATTGAAGCCGTTAACGTGGCGGTGCTGTGGTTGCTGCATGATTCAATTTTTGAATTCTAAAAGCGCCCTGGGCTTGGATCAGATCAGCATAGACCCCCCTATCTTTCAAAAGTTTTTTGCGTTTCGGGGAACGGCGTGGGGAGTTCAAAAAAACTGGGTCATGAGTGCATGAGAGGGGGTAAAATCTGAATTTCTTCATTTTGTACAGTGTACAAAGAAAAACCGTGATATTCTGTAGTCGTGAAGATTGGAAAACATCTTCTAGAACAAACAAGGTAGTTCTTGGATTGTTTCATTTTAGTGCCCGTTGAAAAAGACCTGTGGAAACATGGGTCTTTTTCATATCACTGCATTCAAAGTGTTTACTGTTAGTTTTTGTCGTCCTTTAAATCTGTTAACTGTAGTTATGGTCAAAACTTTGAATGTAGCGATATGAAAAAATATTATGGTTCAGAAGCAACAAAAACAGGTGCTAGAAATTATGCTAGAAAATTTTACTCAAGCAAGGCTTGGGAAAAGAAAAGCAAAGCGTATAGAAAGGCACATCCACTTTGTGAAAGATGTTTGAAAAAAGGTATCTATACCAGGTCGACTTGCGTACACCACAAAGTGCACATTGACCAGGACAACTATAGAGATGTACACATTCTATTCGGTGATTCCAATTTGGAAGCGTTGTGTGACTTATGTCATGCTGAAGAACATTCCAAACGTAAACCATCTTTTGAATTTGATGAAAACGGAATGCTTATAGGATGTGGAAGGGAGGATGATGAATGCAAAAAGGAGCATGGAAAAAAAGAATCAATTCACAACTAGAGAATTTAGGCACATTTTCTCCTGAATATTCGGTTGCGGTTGATTCACTTGCGGATGCATTGGCCCAATATGATTCAACAATGAAGCAATGGAGAGATTCAAGTAAAGCAAATGGCTACAAATCACTACAGATGGTTGTTGAATATACGAACAAGGGCGGTGCAACGAATTTATCGCGCTCACCATACTACATTATTACCGTTCAATTACGTGATCAGATCATGAAGTACTGCAAAGAACTTGGCTTGTCACCTACTTCACTTTCAAAAACAACAGAAGTATCCGGAAAAAAAGGTGATGAATTGGATGAGTTCATGAGCAGATTTAAATGAAATATCTAGATATTTATAAAGAACGTATTAAATCGGGTGAAGATGTAGTCGGTAAGTGGATAAAGCTTAATCTTCAATATGTTGAAAGAGGTTTAGCAAATGGAGATTTCTTCTATGATGAGAAAAAAGCGGAAATGCATATAGCGTTTATTGAAACGTTTTGTCATCACGTAGAAGGAAAAACAACAAAAGTGAAGCTTGAGCCTTGGCAAAAATACTATATTGCGTGCATATTCGGACTTGTTGATAAGAATGGAAAAAGGCAGTTTCGTGAAATACCTACGGTCATGGGCCGAAAACAAGGAAAATCATTTCTTTGTGCAGGTATTGAACTTGATGTTGGATTCACGTCTGATGAAGCAGGTATGCAGATATACAATATAGCGCCAAAGTTAAAACAAGCGCAGATCATTTACAATGTTCTGTATCAAATGATGGAACACTCTAAAGCGTTGAGTCAAAGAGTGAAAAAACGTAGAACAGATATCTACATGAAACAGAACAACTGTAGATGGGAGCCAATTGCCTTTGCGTCTAAGAAGTCAGATGGATTCAACCCATATTTGACAATCTTTGATGAGTTTGCAGCCTGGGAAGGTGAAGCGGGTATGAAAATGTACAACGTTATGTTGTCGGCAGGTGGTGCAAGACCTGATCCACTTTATATTCCTGTAAGTACCGCAAACTATATTGATGAAGGATTATATGATGAATTATTTGTTCGTGGAACATCTGTTTTACTAGGTACGTCTGATGAAAAACAAATGTTGCCTTTCTTTTATATGATTGATGATATTCAAAAATGGGATGATCCTATTGAATTAAGAAAAGCAATGCCAAACCTTGGAATATCGGTTTCTTATGAATATTTGCAGAATGAAATTTTAAAAGCACATAGCTCACCGACATATAAGGCGGAGTTCATAACAAAGTATGCGAATATCAAACAGAATTCAACGGAAGCGTTATTTAGTGCAGAAGATATTAACAAAGTTAAAGGTCAAGAACTTAGATTTGAAGATTTTGCACATACATATGCAGTTGGTGGAATCGATTTGTCGCAAACAACCGATTTAACAGCCGCATCTGTAGTTATACGAATTCAAGAACAGGACTACATATTTACTCATTTTTGGCTTCCAACATTAAAAATCAAGGAGCTAGAAGAAAGAGACAAAATACCATATACAAGATTTATTCAATTGGGATATTTAAGTCCAAGTGGAGAAAACTTTGTACGGTATGAAGATGTTACGGAATGGTTTGAAATGCTACGTAAGAAATACAAGATTTATTGCGTGGTCGTTGGATATGACCGTTATTCGGCTCAGTATCTTGTGGATGATATGAAGAAATATGGATACAAGATGGATGATGTAATTCAGGGTACTAACCTTACACCGGTTATTAATGAATTTACGGGATATGTAAGAGATGGATTTGTTCATACAGGAACAAATGGATTATTACAAGCACATATGTCTAGTGTGGCATTAAAGAAAGTTGCGGAGGACAATCGTGTCCGCATGATTAAAACTGATCCAAGAAAACATATTGATGGATATGCATCTGTTATTGATGCATATACAGTAAGACAAAAATGGTGGGATACATTCAAGTACCGCCTTGAAAACAAGAAAAGGAAGGTGAATTAGTGGCTAAAAGCAGAAGAAAAAGATTTGGTTTGCTAGGAAGTCTGTTAGGACTAAATAAGCCAGCACCTAAACAAAATCAATTACATTCAATGTTTGCAAGCTTAGGTGGATATTCACCAGTGTATTCATCATATGATGGTGGAATATATGAGATTGGACTTTGCAGAGCATGTATCAATCGAATTGCCACATCATGTGGAAAAGCTTCACCTGAACTGACAAACAAAGACTACAAAAGCAAGATATATAACTATTTGGTTAAGAAAAAGCCAAATCCTTATATGACAGCTAGTCAATTTTACAAAAGATTGGCAACTATCTATTTTACAGAAAACAATGCTTTCATTATTCCAATTGAAGATGAATATGGAATGGTAAAGGGATTATGGCCCGCAGTACCAAGTCAGTGTCAGTTAAAAGAAATCAATGGTGTAGTTTATATTTATTTTAATTTCATCTATGGCGAAACAAAATTGATTGAATACAGCAAAGTAGGGCATTTAAGGCAAATGCAGTATAAAAATGATTACTTTGGTGATACTAATGATGCATTTGATACAACAGCTAAATTGATGCTTGCTCAGGAAGAAGGAGCAATCAATGCGATTAAGTCGAGTTCTATTGTTCGATTCTTAGCTAAAATTTCAACACCAATTGACGATGATGAGGATTATAAAGAACAACAGAACATGATCTTAAAAAATAACCTGAACAAAAATGAAACAGGTGTATTCCTTGTTGATAATCGTTTTGATGAAGTAAAACCGATTGAAAGTAAACCACTATTAGTGGATGCCAAGCAGAAGCAAGCAATTGAAAATAGTGTATACAGCTATTTTGGAATTAGTGAAGCTATTTTACAAAATAAATATAAACCTGATGAATGGAATGCATTTTATGAATCAATTATCGAACCATTCTTTATTGAAGTTGGAGAGGTGTTAAGTGGAATGTTATATTCCGTAAATCAGATTATGAATGGTAGTGAAATCATTCTTACAAGTGATCGTTTACAGTATGATTCGACACAAACAAAATTAAATGTTGCGACTCAAATGTTCGATAGAGGAATGATTGATACGAATGGGGCATTAAATATCATGAACAAAGCGCCTTTACCAGATGATGAAGGTAAGAAACGTTTTATTCGAGGTGAATATATCCAGGTAACTAAATCAAATCAAGGAGGAATTAGTTACAATGGGGAAACAGAACCACAGCAAAATCCAAATGCGCTCGATCCCGTTCCAAATGAACCCGGTGACGGAAAATAAACGGATTGATACTCAATATTATGTTGAAGGATATGCTACAACATTTGAACCTTATGTTCTTTATCGAGATTACGAAGGTAATGATGTATATGAGTTGATTGAGCGTTCAAGTTTGGACAACGCTGATATGAGTGATATCATCTTCCAATTTGATCATGGAGGAATGGTATATGCACGTACAAGCAATGGTTCACTTATTGTTGAAGTAGATGAACACGGATTGTTTGTTGCAGCAGATTTAGGAAGAACAGAAGCTGCAAAACGCTTGTACGACAGTATTCAGGCAGGAATGGTTACTCAGATGTCATGGAGGTACATGGTGGATGAGGAATCATATGATAGATCTAAAAAGATGTGGACAACACGTAAAGTATCAAAAATTTATGATGTTTCGGCAGTGTCGATTCCTGCAAATGATCAAACATCTATTGAAGCAAGGGCAAAGTCTTTAATGGATGAAGAACGGACTAAAAAAGAAAATGAAAAGAAACGAGAAAGACTGAGTTTGTTGTTGCAGATCAAGGAGGCTATTAATTAATGTTTACAGAGCAACAACTAGCAGCATTCAATGCAATGAATCACGAACAGATTCAAAAAAGATTTAAAGAAATTCAAGATGAGGTCAACAAAAACGATCCTAATACAGACTTGGAAATGTTACAGGCAGAATTTGATATCTTGCAAAAACGTGACAAGGAGTTACAAGGCAAGGTAGCACAACGTCAAGCGTTCTTGGATACTATGGCAAAATCTATTGTAGATGAAGATGAAGCTTTTGCTACACAACAGGAACAAGCTCGTAGCAAAGCACATCCATCAATGCCTACAAACTTGTCAGAACGTAAAAAAGGAATGGAAGACGATATGGAGTATCGTAGTGCGTTCATGGAATTCGTTCAAAAAGGAAAACAGTCAGAAATTTTAAGACAACGTAGTGCAGAAGCAGGCGTGGCAGCTGATCTAGGTATTTTAATTCCTGAAACAATTGTTCAGAAAGTAATGACTGAATTAAGTAAATCACGTGGTTACTTATACAATGCAGTATTACATACAAATTTCCGCGGTGGTGTTAAATATCCTATCGGTTCATTCAAGGCTACATTTAAACGTATCACAGAAACAACAGTGTCTGATCGTCAAAAGGCCGGTTCTGTTACAGAATTTGTACAATTTGGATATTTGATTGGTGAAATTCGTTTAGCACGTACATTACTACAAACTGTATTAACTGTAAATGCATTCGAAACTGAATTAGCAAAAGTTATTGTAGAAGCTTATTTGGAAGCTATGGATCGTGAAATTTTAACGGGTCAATCTGAAAACAATGAGTGTGAAGGTATTTTAACAGAAGCTAATAAAGTAAGTGGACGTATTAAAGCAGATCACATTATTGAATTTACTGAGGAAGAAATGAAAGATTGGAAATCATGGCAAACAAAATTCTTTGCGAAGATTCCATTGTCAATGCGTAAATTAAAACCAGAGTTCGTTATGACTCCTGCAACATATGAAGCAAACATTAAAACATTGGCTGATCAAAATAATCGTCCTGTTTATGCAGAAACATTTAATCCTATTGATGGCGCAGAACGTGCTACATTCGCAGCTAGAACTGTTAATTTCGTTGAAAATGATACGTTTAAAGATTTTAATGAAGCAAAAACCGGTGAATACTTCGGAATGTATTGGGTAGGAAAAGAAGCCTATGCGATCAACTCAAATATGCAGTTTGGTGTGAAGAAGTACTGGGATTATGAAAAGAATGAGGAAGTAACTCAGGCATTAGTTATCAATGATGGTAAAGTATTAGATCCTCAATACATCTTCTTGTTAAAAAAAAAAGTAGCTTAAGCAATGGAGATGTTACAAAAGATGAAAGTCAAACAGGAACACAATCATTAAATGATGAAGAACCTGTTGGAACTGATGATGAACCTATTTTATTAGATGATGAGCCTAAGAAAACTACTCGAAAAAGCAGCGCGAAGAAAGCTTAGGTGATAGATAATGGCGTTCAATATTTCTGAAAGCCTTCTAGAACGTGTTAGAACTGCTGCTACAAGAGCTAAATCACATGCTTATGATGATGAAATCAAAACGTATATCAATGCATGTTTATACGATTTGGATAGATTAAATATCTTATTTGATGAAGATGATTTAGAAGATGAAATTGTAGTAGCGGTAATAGCATATGTAATGTCAAAATTTGGTACAACGGATGCTTCAAATAAAGAATCAATGGCTAAAACATATGCGGATTTACGTCAGATTCTTATGACAGATAAATCTCATAAGAAGGTGAAATAGTATGGCATATGAATATACTCGTGAGAATAATCTTTACTACGATGTGGCATATCTGATTGAAAAAGAAAGATATGTGGATGCAGATGGTGTGGAACGTGTTAATGAAACGGAGAAGGAAGTATTTTGCCGTGTCGGTGGAATTTATTCAAAAGAATTTAATGAAGCCTACCAGGCAGGCATACAGTTAGCGTATAAGCTTGTTATTCCTACTATTGATTACAATGATGAAACGACAGTGAAATACAACGACAAAAAGTATGCGGTTTATCGTACATTCCCATCCGGAGATACGATTGAACTATATGTTCAACAGGATGCTGGAGAATGGAAACAGTAAGACAAAAGATTGTAGCTAAATTCACTGAACTTTTAGGTGAAGGACAATTTGTATATGGCAGTTTCAAATCAAAACCCCATACCCCCTATGGGAATTATGCATTGGATTATACAAATAATTACTTTGCAGACAATAGAACGTATTGTAAGATTGGAACTTACATATATAGATTAGTGACTGATCAAAAAGATTTTGAATTAGAAGCTAAAATCGAAGACATGTTTGATGAACTAGAAATACCATACCAAACCATCACAGATGAAGATATAAACACTCAAAAAGTACACTGTACAGAATGGACGGTGACATTAGTTGGCCGTCAATAATGTATATTGCGATATGTCACAACTTGGGCCTGAAATCAGAAAGATGATTCAAGAATATAAAGAGCATTCTTTGGCGCAGATTGACAGAGCAGTAGAAGAAACTACAAAAGATTCTAAAGACATTGTTAAAGCTAAGGCCAATGTAGACCATAGAAACACACGCAGAAAGGGCAAATATAAAAGGTCTATAACATATAAGATAGAACGTGAATTAGCACATACACGTGGTGTTATTTATGCGAGTGGCCATGAATACTCATTAACTCATTTACTAGAAAACGGACATAATTTATGGAATTCTCCTAGACGTACACGTGCATTTGAGCACTGGAAGGATGGAGAAACGAACGCAATCAAGGAACTGCCAAGTTTAATCGAAAAATATTTGAAAGGATAAAAACTATGGCAGAAAAAAATAAAGTACGATTCGGTCTAAAAAATGTACATGTATGTTCTATTACAGAAAGTGCAGGATCAATTACATATGGTTCGCCTACTGCATGGAAAGGTGCTAAATCATTAACACTAGATCCAGAAGGAGATACAAATACATATTATGCAGATAACACTGCGTATTTCACAACGAATACAAACAATGGATATTCAGGAAGCTTGGAAATGTCTGAGATTCCTGAAGAAATTGAAAAAATGATTTTCAATACAGTGACAACAGAAGAAGGTAACTTAGCAGAAGATGCAAACGTATTGCCTAATAACGTTGCGCTTATGTTCCAATTCGAAGGTGATGTAAGTGCTACTAAACATATCTTCTATAAAGTTGTATTTGCACGACCAAATGTAGAAGGTGAAACAAAAGAAGAGAGCACTGATCCAAAAACAACATCAATGGATATTACGGCTGTTCCTGTTGAGAAAGATGATCATCAATGGGTAAAGTCAAAATGTCGTAAGGGTGATACAAATTATGAGAGTTTCTTTACAACTGCTCCAACATTACCTACTCCAAAAGTTGGTGAAATGAGCCAGGAAGAAAGTACACCGGTAGTTGCACAAAGTGATGATGGAAAGGAAGTGAGCACATTATAAGAGGGGCAACCCCCTCTTTGTGAGGTTATATGGAAACAAAAATTAAGATTGATGAAAAAGAATATGGCGTTCTTTATAAAGGTAAAACAGCGAAAATCTATAGAGAATACTTCAATAGAGATATGTTGGTTGACACTCAGAAAGCACAGATGAAGTTTTCGGAAGCTATCAAAAAGAAAGTGGGAACAGATGAAGAAGATGAACCTGCATATTATGTATTGTTAGAAGCGAATGGTTCAGAATTCTTTGAACGTGTGTTGTGGGCATGTATTAAAGCATATGATGTTGTTCAAGGAAAAGAAACGGAAGATTTTTCAGATTTTATTGATAATGTTGTAGACTATGACACATTTGTCACAGTAGGTATTATGGTGTTTGAAAAAATCGTTTTTGCGAACAGTCCAACTATCGATAGTGAATCAGAAGATGTAGAAGAAAAAAGCAAAAAAAAAGAATAGTTAGCTACTCTGATTTGATTATAGGGTGCATGAATTTAGGGCTTAAGATGAATGAAATAGATGATATGGACATTGGAATGATGTTTGACTTGATCATAGCTAAAAGCAATATGAGTGCAAGAGCAGCCAAACAATCTAGTAACAAAGTACATATCCGTAAAGCAGTCCAAAGCGACTTTGACAGATTTTAGGAGGTACTAAAATTGTCAGGTTATAGTCAAATAAAAGGTATCTCCGTAAAGATTGATGGAGATACTACAGGATTTCAGAAAGCGATAAATGAAATCAAAAGAGAAACATCAGGATTAGACCAAACAATGTCTAAACTAAAAGCTTCGATGAAGCTAAATCCGAATGATTTCTCGTCATTTGCGACATACCAAAATCTATTAAAGGATAAGATTCAGAGCACTTCCAAGCAATTGGATGTCTATAACAAAAAGCTTAAAGAATATCCTAAAACACAACAACAATGGGCAGATCAAGTTAACAAATCAAAAGACACGTTATCGCAATATCAGACTAAATTAAACAGTACTGAATCGGCGATGAGTGCCTTACAAAAAGAATATAAGACAAATCAAACTCAAATCCAAGCATGGAAAGATGCGATTGGCGATAGTTATCACACTACAGAACAATGTGAAACCGCAATTTCCACTCTAACTGCAAGAAATAAAGAACTTTCAGTTTCTATGAAGGCAAATAGTGCTTCACAAAAGGAATACAATGCAAAAATTGCGGAACAAAAGAAAAATCTTGTTGACTTAGGAAGCACATATGAGGAATCACAAAGGACGTTTAATGGTCTAAGAGCTGGTGCAGCAACATTAAACAATGAACTAAAGAGCTTGAATAAAAGCTTTATTACAGATAATGAAAATATATTAAAATTATCACATTCATTTGGTGTTGCTAGTCAGAAAGCAAATCAATTTGCAGAAACTATTAAACCATTGTCTGCTTTGGCAGCAGCGGCTATTGTCGGAGCAACAAAAACCGCAATTGATTTTGAAGATGCATGGACTGGTGTTACAAAAACAGTAAATGCAACACCTCAACAGTTTGAAAAAATTAATGCAGGCTTAAAAAATCTTGCACAAACTACATCGAGTACATATCAAGATATTGCACATTATGCAGAACTTGCAGGACAAATGGGTATCCCTACAGATTCTATTGTTGGATTTACTAAAACTATTACAGAATTGGGTGATACTACAAATCTTGTTGGTGAAGAAGCAGCACAAAGTATTGCCAAGTTCTCAAACGTAATGGTTTCGCAGTCTAAAAAGACGAATACATATTATTCTCGTTTAGGTTCTACAATCGTAGATTTGGGAAATAAGTTCTCAACAACAGAAGCAGATATCATGGCAATGGCAACACGATTAGGCGTTGCGGGTAAAATGGTTGGCTTGAATTCAAATCAAGTGTTAGGATTATCAACCGCATTATCTTCATTAGGTATTGAAGCCGCTGCTGGTGGTAGTTCTGTTTCTAAAATGTTGAAGACAATTGATCTATCTGTTTCTACGGGAGATAAGAAACTACAAAAGTTTGCAGAAGTATCTGGCATGACTTCAAGTCAATTCCAAAAGGCTTGGGGAGAAGATGCAGCGGGAACATTCTTAAAGTTTGTAGAAGGTATTGGAAAATCGGCGGATGTTACAAAAACATTGGATGAATTAGGTATTAAGGAAGTACGACAAGCACAGTCAATGGGTGCTTTGGCACAAAGCTCGGATGTGTTGGCTAGAGCATTAAATGTTTCTCAAAACGCATGGCAAGCGAATTCAGCCATGGCAACTGAAGCGGAAAAACGATATGGAACATTAAAATCTCAAATGTCACAGACATGGGAAGCAGTTAAACAAGCCGCTGATGAACTAGGCCAGGCATTTACACCTACTCTTACATCTATTTTAAAAGTTGTAAAAAAAGCAGCTAATGCGTTCTCTAATTTAGATGACAGTACACAAGAAACAATAGCAAAATTGTTGTTGGTGACTGCGGCTGCATATCCTACTGCAAAAGCAATCAGCAAGATTTCAGATGGACTGAATTATGGAGTAGGGAAGATGGCGGGGTTCGCTAGAAATACAAAGAGCCTTGTAAAAGCAATCGAAAATACATTATCTCCAGCAAGCGAATTAACTGGTGCACTTGCAGATGCTGGTACACAAGCTACGGTTACAGGTGGTGCTTTCTCGTCTACAAGTGTGTTATTGTCAGGCTTAGGCATTGCAGCAGGATTAGCGGTTGCTGAAATTGCTGTATTAGTTCCTATGTTTGAGAAGGTTAAGCAAAAGGAAATTGAAGATTTAAAAGCGAAAGATGCTTTGTATGAAGCTGATTTAAGAGTTATTGATGGTTTATCAAAATACAATGCTCAAATAGATAAATACACATCTAAAGCAGAAGGATATATTGATACATATAAATCAAATGAAAAGGTAGCAAAAAATTTAGTTACTCAGATTGAACAACTAAATGATGTTGAAAATAAATCAGAAACACAAAAAGAATTATTGCGTGAAAAGGTTGAACAGTTAAATGCTATTTATCCTGATCTTAATCTAACAGTAGATGAAAACAGTGGCAAGGTTGCTGATAATACTGGAAAAGTGTTTGAAAATGTTGGTGCTTTAGAAGAATATATCGACAAAATTCAGGAAGCTGCTAAACAAGAAGCATATGCTGATGCAATTAAGACAACCACAAACTCTATTGTTACTCAAGAATCCAAATATCAAGAACTAGGTGCAACTTTATACGATTTACGTGGTAAATACGTAGAATTACAACAAAAGCAAAAAGAAGCCATTGCAGATCATGACAACGAAAAGATTGCTCAATATACAGATCAATTAGGCATTGTAAAAGGACAAATGGATGAGGTCACTGCTTCATTAGGTAATATGGGTGAAAAGCTTCTTGAGTCTAATCAAAAATTAGCAGATTATACAAACCAATTAGAAACGGGAGGTTTAAAAGAAATTGGTGATACTTTAAAAAGCCAATTGCAAGAAGTTGTAGATACGGCCGCAGAAGATGGCTATAAAATTCCTAAGAATTTGACAGACGGAATCATGAACGGAACAGAAAGTTATACAACTGCTCGTGATTTTATAACTCAGATGCTTACATTCCAACAATTAACAGAAAATGCTGGCCAAGCTGGTTTAGCGATACCTGCTGCAATTGCAGAAAGTATTGTTGAGAATGCAGGAAGCGTTAGTGAAGCAAACGCTCAATTGAATAACATGATTGAGTTTAACGAAGCTGTTCAAAAGGCGGGATATGATGGATTACAAGTTTCGCCTAAAGTTGCAGAAGCAATCGCTAGTAATCAAATATCCGTTTCCGATGCAATGAAAGCTTTGGCAAAAGGCGGAGTTGACGAATTAGAAAAGGAATTAGATAAAGCTAAAGATAAAGCTTCAAAAAAATCCAAAGATACTGGAGATAAGATGGGCGATGGAAAATCCAATGCAAAGGCATCTTCTGGTGCTATGGGAAAATCAGGTGGAAGTGCATTATTGAAAGCTTATGAGCCGTATGCGCAAGCAACTATAGATTATGCAAAAAAAGTTGAAAAAGCTATCCATAACGCAAAAGCAGCCGCCAAAGATCCTATTGTTATTACAACTATAAAGAAAACTGTACACAAAACTGAAAAACATTCTTTAGATAATTTATCTCGACCTGTTGTTGATTCTGATGTTGCACCTATGAGTGCTGATTCTATTGCAGCGTTGGCTGATACAAGCGCATATGCAGCAGCTAGTGATGCTACTACATCTATTATGGGTGGTACAGTATCGCGCTCTAATTCTACGGCATACAATTTAAACTTGGATGGTATTTACAAAAGAATGGACAATTTAACGAGTGCTTTAAATGCAATATTGGATAGCAATATCACTATCAATCTACAACCTATGCAATTGGATGGAAATGTTGTTACAGATACTGTACAAGAAATTATATCAATTCGAGATATGTTGAAATCATGGGGAAATGGAGGTTCATAGAATGTATCATTTTAGATTTACACCTGAAAATAAACTGCGTTATACGCAAAATATTATGTATTTATTAAAGGTAAGTGAGCGCCCTGTTATTCCTATGGCAGAGGAAATTGTAGAAACATCTACACTTGGTGACGGTACGACATCGTATCGTCATACAGGTGTATATCAAGATCGCAAAATTCCTATCAAATGCAACTTTGTTTTAAATAGCAAGAAAGAATATCTAGATCGTATCTATAAAATCCAACAATATTTCAATGGAAATAAAGGAATATTGGAGTTAACTAGTGATGATAGAGAACATTATTGGAAGGTAAAAAATGTAACGTTCGATATGGATTCAAGAGACTTTGGTCGAGGAAGCGAATTTACAATCACATTTATTTGTGAACCTTACAGATACGTAAATAAATACTCAAGGCCGTACGATATTGTAAGTGGAAAAAAGGTAGAACTTGCGAATTATTATGAAACAGCATATCCAATCTATCGTTTATATAACACTTCCATGAACGCAAAAAACATTACGATCAATTGTAATGGAAACAATTTTACGATCACAAATCCTTTCAATGGTACATCGGATATTTCGTATGTTGAAATCAATACAGAGAATTCTTATATGAAAACATACTATAAAAATGGAACGTATAAATATGACACATTGAAAACAAGTGGTTCGTTTGATGGACTTAAATTTAATTATGGTTCAAATAATGTATTGATCACAACGGATATTGGTGCTATTCGTGCAGAAATTATACGTAATTATAGGGAGAAATAAAGATGATTCATTTATTCTTTTCTAGAAAAAAAACAACATATGCACAAATGAAAGAACGTAATGGAGATGTGATTTTAAAACATTGTGTTAGTGCTAAAGCAGTATTTGAAAGAAATTCTATTTGGTACGTAGAAATAGAATTCCCAAAAAGTGATTTGATGGGTATGGAAATCAGTGATGAATCCGTGTTTAAAGTTGACATAAATTTTGAAGAACCACAGTTATATAGAATTGTGTATCCAAAATACAACAAACAAAGCGATACATATACATGCTATGCAACACATGTGTTCTTTGATTCTCAAAAAGAGGTGTTTGTGTTTGACGATCGTACTATGAGTGGTACGTGGCAAGATGCAGTGAATACCGCAAATGATATTATCACAAATTCACGGCCCAATTATCCTTATAAAATTTATGGACATGGGGAATATGCAAATTATGCAAATGTTAATGCAGAGAATGAAAAAATCGTTTATTTCCGAAATGTTCAGAATAGTGGGTATTGCCTAGATGTTCCAAATGCAAGTGAAGATGCATCTATACAATTACAGATGTATCAAAGAAACAGAACATCTGCACAGACTTTCATGTTGAAAAAAGTAGGGTCAGACAAATATGGAGACATATACGGAATTTTGTCATTATGTTCATGTAGGTGGCTTAAATTGGATTCAGGAAAGGTTGTGTTAGGCAGTCTATCTGAAAGTCCTTCAGACAATTCAGAAAAATGGTGGTTCATTAATAATGGTTCTAGTTATGAAATTGCACCATATGGAAACATATATTATGGCATCTATCCTAGTTCGACGAGTATTGGTAATGGAAATAAAGTTATTGTTGCTGATAGAGGTACTGCCGAAGTTGGAAATGCGTGTAAATGGATGATTGAAGATGTGGATTCTACACAAACGGCATATTGGGTTCGATATAATCTGATCCAATGTTTGTTTGGGACAGAAGAAAATTCCATGATGAACAGATGGCCTGAATGTGAGGACAACCGATTTGTTGCGATGTTCGATAACTATGACTGTTATTTTGGAAATCCAGATTATTATCCTTCTAAATTGAAGCCAAACAATTTCTTTATCAGTAATAAAGAAATGTCTGAATACACAAAAAAGAAGTCAATGGAAAATGTAGTTACAGGAATCATACCGAAAGCGTACAATGGACGACTTCTACCGAATAACGAGATTGTTAAGGCTAGTAATTGGGATACGGATGAAATCCACAGAATTGATGTAAAAGAATATTCCGATATCAAATTGATTGCGGATGATTCACAAGCAAAGAAAACAACGTTGGGTGTATTTACAAATGAAGCAAACTTAAGAAACTATCTTAGAATACAAGCTAAAAAATCTTTGGAGAAAGAACTGCAAGAACCAAAAACAGAAACTTCTATTAAATTTGAAGAACTATTTTCATCTAATGTGCCTGATGCACAGATGTTAAAGTTAAATGATTCGATTTATGTAGAAACTGAGTTTGGAAAACGAGAAAGGTTTTATTTAAATAAATTGACCTATAACTTGATTACGGAACGTCCTGAAGATTTAGATCTTGTATTAGAAAGTGAGGTATAACATGGCGATTGTATATAGTCATTTAACTGTAAGTCTTACAAAAGAAAATTCTGATTTAACATTGGAAATGCTTCAAGGAGATACAGGACGAGGACTTATTGTATTTGTGAGTGATGACGTGATTGTAGATGAACCTTCAGAAACTGACTCATCATTAACGGCTACTATGTGGATTGAAAAACCAAGTGGATTAAATGTAAGTGTGGATGCGACTAGTGTATCACGATTTGAAAACTCGAATGCTTATGAAATTACATTTTCTGACACAGAAACGTTTGCAAATATTCTAGCAGAAGCAGGTATTGTAAGTGCTGAAATCGTATTGAGTTCAGATAATACATTTGTAACTTCATTCACATTTAAAATTAAAGTTGTAAAGAATTTTGCGTTAGATAGTGGTATTGATTCAACAGAAGATTTTAAAAATCTGTTAGATGCGATTGCAAAGGCACAAACAACTATTAAAACATTGGAAGGATATCAAAAACAATTTGATGATCGATTAAAGCTTACTGTAAATGTACGTAGTGGAACTACAGATCCTACTGTACAAGATGGTGATAAAGCTGGGGATATCTATATCAAATACGAGGAATAGTGTATGACTATTTTAGCGACATTACCGTATAATCAGTATTTAATACTTACGTTTGAATCTTACAATGAGCGATATGAAGGTTCATATCCGAATTTAAAATTTAAAGCGGATGTAAGGTTTAAATATACCGGAAACTTCAAAATCCAAGCAAACAATGTTGTTAGACTTGGAGGACTATCTAAAACTATTTCAAGATGGGATTTAAATTATATCCAGGATTCAGGATGGTATTATCTAGGACAAATAAATGAACCTATGTATTGCAATAGGCAACGGCATTTTGAATGGGATGCGAGTTGTCAGGGATGGCCTAATTTATCTGGGAAAGCAAGATTGACTACACCATTAATTGATTTACCATCATATGATGCATGGATATCAGGTGTTGGAAACAATGACATTTCAATTTTTGGAAAGTTGAAAACGAATCCATATAACTTATATACATTACGTTTATATTCTGATAAGGATGAACGATTTGTAAGTAATAATTTAAATGGAAATTATTCTTTTACTGGTCTTACTCAGAAAACACAATATGAATTTCATGTAGAACCTTATATGGCAGACTGTAGCGGAAATAAATTGTCACAAGTGGTATTAAAGGCCACTACATTGGAAAACTACGCTTCTGTATATGTAACTTATGTAGATTTTGAAATTATCAAAGGTAGTGGAAATACAGATGATGTGAAATTCACTGTACATACATCGGATGATGGACATGTTAAATCAGTAACATACAAAGATGGCTCAAGCCAAAACACAGTGAATTCTAGAGAGTTTACGCTATCTTCTATTCCAAAAAATACAGAAAAAACGATTCAAGTACTTGTAACAGATTCGTTAGACAGAACATCTTCATGGGTGAACGTTAAATTCAATACAACGTTTACACATATGGAAGTGTGGAGGTTTGATGGAACAAGATGGAAACGTGGCTATTCATTAGCAGTTACACAGAATAGAAGTAATTATCAGTTATGTAGATTATTTGTTTTTGATGGATTGGAATGGAAAAAAGCAATTCTATATAAGTAGAAAGGAGCATATATGGAAATAAAAAATAAACAAATCACAATAAATAAAGGAGATACGATTATTACTGATGTTTCTTTTAATTTTAAAAGTGGAAATACGTTTATACCAGGAAATAATGACAAGGTTCAATTTGTAATTATAAACAACTCAAGAGTTGTTGAGTGTGTGGATGTCAAAGAGGATTTGAAAATCAAATGTCCATCAGATGCTCTTACAGAAGGTACGTACAAATGGATGATCACTGTAGAAACAAATGGAATTCATGATACACCACTTTCAGGTACTTTAGTAGTTAGGAGTGTATAAAAATGGCAAAGTTAAATGCAACACTTAGTTTTGATTTAGATACATATGCAGGTGTAGGTAATGAAACATTAGTTGTAGATGCAAAGACACGTGAAATATATATACCTGATCCTGAAAATGTATTTGGTGTTCAATATGATAAGGATTCTAAATATGTAAAATTTAAAGTTATGAATGTAGTGTCGGAAGTGTTTAAGATGGAAGATGCATTCATTCGTATAAACTATAGAGATTCAAAAGGGATTGTCGGTTCATCTTTAGTTGTGGATAAGGTCACTTATTATGACACATGTGAATTCTCTTGGGTTGTTCCAAACAATGCACTAAAGAATAAAGGAGATCTTTATTTCGTGGTTAGTGCGGTTATTGTAGATGATGACGGAGTGATTCAAAAACGTTGGGCAACAACACTTGCTAGAGTGGTTACTCCTGAAAGTATTTATGCAAAATCATCTTCATTAGATCAAAATGAACGAGATGAGATTGCAACTATGCTTTTACTGGTTTCAGAAGAATGCACAAATGCAGTAAATCAAATTAAAGATGCTAGAGATACAGGTGTCACGAAAATAAATGGTATCAAAGATTCAGGAGTGCAAGAATTAAATGATTTGATTTCAAAATATGGAATTAGAGTTAATGACTTAAGTGTTCTTAAGTCTAGAGTAGATCAATTATTTAACTCAGGAAACTTGCCTGATGCCAATACTGAAATAACAGACATTCGTATTGGGTATGATGGAACAATTTATCCGACAGCTGGAAATGCTGTAAGACAACAGATCACAGATATTATGGATATGATTCTAGAAAATCACTTTTATACTCCTTTGCTTTTTGACAAAGAAACTCAATTGGTAGACGAAAACCAAAACATACTTCTTGCAGATTGGAAATACAAAGTAGAATAGGAGGACAATGTGGCAGGAAAACAATTCACAGATTTAACAAAAGCAAGTGCTTTAAAAGATACAAATATCATTGCAGTTCATGATGGGAATGGACTAAAAAAATCAAGTATGGAAGATGTTACAATATACATGGCAGATAAATTCAGAAACCAAAACTTACTAATCAATCCGGATTTTAAAATCAATCAAAGAGGACAAGCTGAGTACGCTTATCAGACATCAGGTGCAATTCAGTATACAGTTGACAGATTCAGAGTAGTTTTTTTGAGCGTAAAAACTGCTAGTGACGGTTTAATTTTAAATGCAAATGGAACGAATGCAGACGGCGGATACATTTCTCAAGTATTGGAAGATGCAGTGAAAGGGGATACGGTTCTTTCATTTAAAGTTTCTGCTGTTGTAGGAACTATCGAATTCAGAAATGTAAATAGCGAAGACGAAGGAAATACAGTAACGATTAGTTCTGATGGAACGTACACGGTAAAGGGTAATAATACTAAAAAAGTTATAGCACACATTACAAAAGGTAGTTCATGTAAAATCGAGTGGGTGAAACTTGAACATGGCTCAATCGCAACTCCATTTGTTGACCCAAATCCGGCAGAGGAACTGGTGAAATGTGAAAGATTCATGATAATCCCAATACTAGAGAATATTATTTTTATGGACAACTCAAGGACTTTTTATATGTTGAAAGAAGATATATCGAAAATGAGAATTATCCCAACTGTAAAAACTAATGAAAAAGTTGTATATACATTCATTATTTCTTATTATGATGGAACACAAAAAAGAGTAAAATGCTCAAGTATAACGGCTAATAAATACGGAGAGTTAGAGTTGAAATTAGATGATAACATTCTTACTAAAAACAAATTAGCACACGGGTATCTATTAACTCAAGATTCAATAGGCGGTGCGATATATAGAGGTCTCATTTTAGACGCAGAAATCTATTAAGGAGGAACTATGAACAACGAATATAAAGTATACGTATCTTTACAAGATGGATACATCACATCTATTAATTCAGAAATATTTTTATCACAAGAAGAAATGGACGCAATGACAGAAATCGACAAAGGCCAAGGCGACAAATACGCACACGCACAAAGCCAATATCTAGAAAAAGGATTAGTAGATGAACAAGGAAGATATAACTATAAATTTGTGAATGGTAAAGTGGTAGAAGTTGCAGAAGCAGAAAAGCCAACAATCGAAGAACCAAAAGCAGAGCCTACTGAGCAAGAAAAGATTAACGCACAATTAATGTTACAAATTGCTCAATTAAAAGCTCAGATAAATGGGGTGAAGTAGTATGAGTTATGAATTAATTAAATCGTATTATGAACTAGGCTTATTTACAAAGAGTGATTTAGATATCTTTGCTTCTATTGGATGGATTAATGTAGAACAAAAAGATTCTATCATTAATAAATAGGTGGTGTTTCTATGAGCGGTGAATATCTTAGTGTTATTATTTCTGCATGCATGCTTGTAATTGCGTTTATTACGTATAATCGTGGCACACGCAAGATGGATGGAGAGCAAATATCCAATATGGCATTTTTGAAGAATGAATTGGAACATATCAAATCGGATTTAAGTGATATAAAGAATTCAATTTCAGAAATTAAAAAAGGAAGCAATTCAATGGAAGTGGAGCTTTCAGAACTAAAACAACAAATAAAAACTTTGTTTAATCGTGTAGAAGCGTTGGAGGAACGTAATAAAAATGGATATTAAAGATGCAAACAAGAAACTTCAAAATGTAGAAGAAAAAGTAGATAATATTTATGGTTTTTGTTCAAAATTAATTGAAAGAAACTATAAAACAAGTAGAACGATTATTACGGTTTTAATCCTAGTGATTATTGTTCTTTATTCTACTATTGTTTGTCGTGGTTATTGGAAAGATGATCATGTGAATAATTGTTCTTGCGAAGCTAATTCAAACCAACGAATTTAATTAAGGCGGTGGTTTATATTAACAAAGCTAACAGATTAAAAGAGATACGTCCTAATGATGCATTAATACTTATCAAATCTGTTGGATTAAGAAAGAAATATGAACAGATTTTGATTATGAGATATGTATATGATATGTCATGTACCGAAATTGCAGATGCATTACATATGGAAGTACAAACCATAAGGAACAGAGTATGCAAAGCAAGAAAAATGTTCGATAAATATGTGAGCAATCTATAATGGTTGCTCATTTTATTTTGGGTATTTTATGAGTATTATTCGAGTATTAAATTATTTGTTGTGTAACCATATAATTAAAGCGTAAAGAGGTGGTTGAAATGTATAACAATTATAATCCAGCACAAGCACGAATTGACAGTTTGATGCAGCAAAGACAAATGATAGATCAACAAATTCAGCAAGTACAACAGTATGCAAATATTCCACCTATCAATATTAATAATCAGATTACACCACAACAACAAGGTAATTTTGATTTTAATGGAAAATGGGTGAATGACGAACAGGAAGCTAGAAACTTTGCGAATGCAAATTTACCAACGATTTTATTTGATAACAATAAATCTATTTTTTATATGAAATCTTTAGATGGAACATTTAAAAAATTTAAATTTGAAGAAATCACGGAAGATAATTCTAACAGTATTGAAAATCGTGTAAATGGAATCGAAAAGAAATTAGATGATTTGATATGTGCATTAAGCAAACCACCAAAACAAGCTAATGAGCAACCAAAGAAAGGAGCACAAACAAAATGAATCCTTTAAAAAGTATTATGGGTAATATGAATCCAATGAATATGATGAATATGGGAAATCCCCAACAAATGTTAATGAATATGCTATCACAGAAAAATCCACAAGCATTTCAACAATTTCAAATGCTTATGAACAGTGGCCAAAATCCACAAATGATTTTAAATCAGATGATGGGTAATTTAAATCCACAACAAAAGCAACAACTTCAACAAATGGCAAAACAATTCGGAATCAGGTAACAACGGATAAACCGTTATTATAGAAAGAAAGGAGAACATATATGATGGAAAATGGAATGGGAATTCAACCAACTTACAACTTAGCTGAAAGAGATGACGGCTTTGGAAACGGCGGAGGATGGTGGATTTGGATCTTGCTAATCTTCGTATTATTTGGATATGGAGGATATGGAGGATATGGCAATGGAAACCTAGCAAATGATTCTTTATTAAACGAAGAATTCATTAAACGAGACATTTTTAACACAAACACAAATGTATCTCAAACAGGTTGCCAAACTCAACGAGACGTACTAGAAAGTCGCTATACTAATCAGTTAGGACTTCAAAACTTGCAAGCTCAGCAACAAGAATGCTGCTGCAACACTCAACGTGCAATTGACAATGTAAATGCTCAAAGTTTCAAAAATACTTGTGACATTACAACAGCAATTCATTCAGAAGGTGAAGCAACACGTGCGTTGATCAATGCAAACACTATGCAAGAATTACGTGATCGTTTAGCTGATCGTGATCGTGAATTATTGACGGCTAATTTCCAATTAAGTCAACAGGCACAATCAGCAAACATCATTAGTACTTTGCAACCAACACCAAAACCAGCTTACATTACATGTTCACCATATTACGCTTATAACAACGGATGTGGATGTAATGGCTACAACAACTTATAATCTAGCACATATGTGATTAGGCAATTGCCTTTGGATTTAACGGGATAGTCAAAAGGCTATCCCTATTTTAATAGGAGGATAAAAGAAATGATTAATAGTATTGCTACGGCTGTTCAGACAGTCGATAATTCAAATAATGTTTTGTTTCCTACAGATCGTGTAAGATCAAAATCATGCCAGTGTCCATGTAAAGGATGGTTGGCACACGATCTAGGAAGTGGATTGTTTACACTAACAAAGCCAGGCATCTATGAAGTAACTTATACTGCGGATATTACGAGTGCAGCGGCAGGACAAGCTTCTCTAGTGCTTGAACTAAACGGAGAAGCAATTGGTGGAACACAATCTATTTATACTGTTGCAACTGCAAGTGCGTATGGAAATGTGAGTGGAGACACTTTAATTCAAGTTCCATGTGGTGCATCTTATACAATTGCATTAGCAAATAACAGTGGTTTAGACTTATCTGTTCAAAATGCAAACATTATCATTAAAAAGATTGCGTAGGTGAAATATATGCATAAAGCAATGGAAGTTAATGAGAAGATAATGCATGAGTCAGTAAACATGTTAGAGAAATATGGATATGCAGAATCTTATTTCCATGCATTATCTCAAGCTTTAGATAATATCAAAGACATTGAAACTATAGAAGCAATGAGAAATAAATATCAAATTGAGATAGGAAAAGATGGAGTTTCAACTGTTGCAAGATTAAAAGAAGATAATGATGGATATAATATTCATGATCCAGAAACAGAAGATATTGTTTATAAGCTTGCAGAACATTTGAAAAAATATAAAGCGTTCAAAGAAGAATATACGCGTACAAAAGGTGATATGGATTTAGAAAAGTCTCATCGTGAATTAGATAAGACTATGAAATGTATGCAACAAATCGTAACTATGATTCATGGATGCGTTGATTCAGATGAAGAAAAAACAATGATTAAGACACATATACGAGACATGTTTAATATGTATCAATAAGGCCGTTAAATACGGTCTTTTATTTTGTACAGTGTACAAACGATTTAAATACTATCATTAGGATAGGAGGTATTTGAAAATGAAAAAATATAGTAAAGAATGGTGGATTCAATATGGCTATTACGCAAGTATTAGAGCATTAAAGACAATTGCTCAAACTGCTGTTGGTGTTATTGGAGCATCTGCATTATTGGAAGCCGTTGATTGGCGAGTTGTAATTTCGTCAGCGGTTTTGTCAGGCATCGTCTCGTTGCTGACTAGTATTGGCGGATTACCTGAAATTAGTGTACCGGAGGAATAATAATGAATGATGAAGAAAAAGTAGTAGATTATGAGAATCTATCAGAAGAAGCAAAAGAAGAATTAAGCAATGGCAAGGAAGAAGGTGTAGATGAAGAATGTCGTATTCCGGATTAGCAACATATTGTAACAGAACATCACAACATTATGATGGTCGTTTTGGATATAAGGTTTGTAAAATCACTCCACACTACATGGCTGCGGCATGGAGTGGTAAACAATGTGCAGATTATTTTGCACGAAATACTCGTCAAGCATCTTCCAATTATTGTATTGGAATTAATGGAGACATTGCATGCAGTGTTGATGAAGAAAATGCTGCATGGACAAGTTCAAATTGGTTGAATGATTCTCAATCAATTACAATTGAATGTGGAAACATTAATAACGCAACTGGAGAAATGACGCAAGCTACTTGGGATAGCTTGGTGAATCTATGTGTTGATATTTGTAAACGATATGGATTTAGATTGAACTATACAGGAAATTCTAGCGGATCATTGACTATGCACAAAATGTTTGCGGCTACATCATGTCCTGGAGCATGGTTGGAAGCACGTATGCCACAATTGGCTAATGAAGTAAATGCAAAGTTAGATAAAAAGGTTGAAACACCAAAACCTACAACTCCAAGTGGAGAAAAATATTCAGTTAATTTACCTATCTGTACAAACACATTGAGTGTGAATTGCTACGGAACTTCTACAGTTAAAAAAGGTGATTGGTCAGGTGTCATTGGTAGAGTAATTAAAGGAACAAAATATCCATATCGTGTTGATCGTAATGGAGTAGCGATTGGATGGACTAATGATGCTGGTATTGATACAGACCCTCATGTGCCAGTAGGAACGACGCAATCAAGCAGTGAAGCTATTGACCAAATCTTGCATGAAGGTAGTTATGTTACATCTGTACATATGAAGATTGGTGATCAAGGCTTAAAGAAGATTGGTGATGATTTATGTTGCTACTTATCTCAATTAGGCGGTTGGTTTCCAATTCGTTTAGTCGACAAAGTACCTAATTCAGATGGATATAATGACAATGTATTGCATACCACAAATGCAGTAGTCTACGTATCTAGAATCAGAGTCGATGCAGTGAATGTTCAAAAAAATATTGTCAAGATTGGTGGTGTTTGGGTTGATCCAACACCGTTAACAGAAATTGAATAAAAAAATATAAAAAATTGTTTGACATAATATAGTTTATACTGTATTATTTTTCTTGCGTGAAGCAGTGATGTACATTTTGGGGTACAAAACAACAAAGTGCTATCAAAACACGTAGATAATGATGTAAATAACATCAAATATCAATTGATATGAGGTATTTATATAATCCCCTCATCTGCTCCATTTAAAATTAAATATTGGTCCAGTGGTGTAGTGGTTAACATGCCTCCCTGTCACGGAGGAGATCGTGGGTTCGAGTCCCATCTGGACCGCCATTTA